CTAATTCCTAAAGTAAACGTTGAGGTCTATTTGTTGAGGAGGTATCTGCTGCCTCTGAGTAAGCCAGTGGTAGATTTTTCCTTCCTTGTTGACAAACATCATTTTGTAATCCCAATAAGTTTGAGCTGGTCTGCCCGGACCTGTGGAGGTTGTGCCATTAGACGTGTTGGCGGTGGTGATGCCTCTACTGGCAGGAATGTAAACTTGGTTCGCGTAGACCAAAATCTCACCTCCATTGCCGTCAGGGGCCGTTCGTGCTGGTGGCCCCCATTTCATCGCAAGATCATGTTTCGTGTGACCTAACCAGGAATCCATGATTTCTTTGGTACTCGTACAGGAACCGAAGGCGAGAGCGGTGGCAATTAACCCGGAAAGAATAAAGAGTCGCATATTTAAAGCAAATTACAAATTTTTCGTCCAATGGAAAAGGGGCTTTCGCCCCTCCTAACATTTCCAAAATTCGTATGTAGTTGTAATTACTCAGTCACCAAAAAGGCCGTACAGCCATTCCAATGTTTCCTTGTCAATTACTCCAAACGCAAGGAGGCCGATAAGGGCAAGAGGAATCAAAAGCGTTCCTACCAATTGGTACGTGTCCACTTTTCCTTTGCCCCCGTCAGGCGATTGGACATTGGCCTTGACGCTACCAACAATGGGCAGCTCGTTGACCAGCCCTTTTCCAACCCGCTTGAGTTTGTTTTTTACTAATTCTCCTAACAATGATGCCATAGTTTATGATGGGGTTTGGTTAAAAATAATCCCTTTCAGGATTCGATAGTTCTATAGGTGATAGTGACTTTCTCGCCAGCCTCCAATGCCTTGATTATTTGTACGTACATTCGACAGTAAGCAAGGATGCTGTGCCCAATGAAGCCACGTTCGTACTTGTTGTTGTTGGCGGTTGAACCCACCAGAAGACAGCCAGCGGTATTTCCTTCGTGATTCCCGCAATGGATAAGTACATATTCAAAATTGGGCACATTTCGAATCCAAAGCATACCCTTGTGGATTGAGCGTATTTTCTGATTTTTGTGGTTAGAGTACCTGGAATGGAAACCACCCACAGTTCTCAAAGTGACTGGGTAGGTTCCGTCATTTATACGGGTTTCACCTTTTACTTTTACTTCTCGGTGCTCGTCCTCCAAAGTGTGGCATTCAAATTTGCCGTCAATAAGCAACAGTCCAAGGGTATCGTCCTCCTGGCTGCTGTAGCGCAATACTTCAAGTTTCATAGGTTTGATTTTGGGTTATTGATGTCGCCTTCATCTATATTGAGAAAGGCGTTGATTTTTCGTCTGAGGGCATGTATCATTGGCTGGTTGCTTTTGCCCGACATTACACCCAGGTTCTCCCAAACCGAAATCAGGTACACGCACGAAACAAAAATCAGTTCTGTACTGTGCAACCAAGAGAACAAATCATAATAAATACTTTCCGGAGGGTAGTGGGATTTAAGGCTGTGAAGTATGAAAAAGAGTATCATCCAAAACCCAACTACAAATCCGGCACGTTTGGCCCTATTTGATTCTATGGGTATCCCTTTGATTTTTGATGCCCATAATCCGGTTATCACCTCCATTGATAGTAGGAGGCAGAAGGCCACCACCGTAACCAGTTTAAGGCCGAAATACAACTCGGCTGCTCCTGATAATGCAGCTATCGGCAAGGTCACTATTAGTAGCTTTGGCTTTAGCATTGAGTTCGCAAAATCCCGGATGTCCAGGAAGCCAAAAGAGGAGACGAATAGTTGAATGAGTTTCATTGTTTTTTATTTGGGTTTGACATCCTCGATAATTGATTGGAGTTTCCTTTGACCAGCTCCAAAAGTCTTTTCGTAGTAGTCGATGGCCATGCGGATACGGGCAACCTCAAAGTCGTTTAGCTTCTTCCCAAATTCAGATTTGGCGGCTTCACCTTTCAGAATCCGATTGACATCGGCTTTTTCTTCTTTGCTCAATCGGTGGAGTGGGTGACGGGTGGCTAGAGAGGTTCGCAATCCGCGCAAAGTGCCGTCATGTTCATAGTACTTTTCTAACCAGGTACTAGCCTCCTCATCGAGGCCGTATCTGAGGGAAGCACCAAAATGATAAAGGGCTTCTTTTCGTGCTGCTATCTCAGGGTTCCCAGGGTCGGAACCTGAAAGGAAGCCGCGTTCTTTTCCAATCAGGGCGATAGTCTGCCAATAGGCTGCTTGTTCAACATCGAAAGATCGGATTGCGAGGTTGGTGGCAGTTTCCCAATCCCAGTATTTGTGCCTTGATGGTTTTCCAGCTATTGCGCGATACTCCTGGTCAAGTGAAAACATACGAGCCAGCTTTTCAGTTCGGTCCTTGATGGGCCTTCTTTCGAAGACACTTGGGAAGGTTTCTTGTCCGCTAACAAATTCTGTTGGGCTTTTAACCAAAGGGGTCACACCCTGCCAAATTTTGTTGATGGGAGCCTTTAGGATAGTCTCACCCGCCTCAGACATTCCCCGTTCAGATTGTCCCGACAGCATCATGTTTAGTTCTTCGTACAGGTCAGGTATTCCGAAGAAGTCGGCAAAGTCGTAAAAAGCTCCCACGACCGGAATGCTGATTGGTTGACCGGCATCATTGCGACCTAAGATGATGTGCATTCCCCTGGCATCGGCTCCTCTTAGCTCATCGTCCTCATCGGGAAATGCCATCCGGTTCCAAGCTGCGATGGCAGCGGTAAGAATGCCCAATTGGGCCAACCCAGTGATCGTTTTGACTGATAATTTTGCAACGCCTCTACCCAAGGCAATACCAGCTATCCGTGCTTGCGCTTTCGGGGAGGCGGTATTGCGCAACAGACGTACATAACGGCCCATATTTATTTCCATCCAACTGTAAAATGGAATCAGGTGCTTGCGAATGTATTGGCCCGTTTCGCTGATGTTGCCGTAATCGCCCAATGCCTCTCTGGAGAGCTTCCCTGCCTTTTCGTATTTGTCAGTGATGGCATCTATCTGTTTCGGGTCACTTGCCCAATAGAAGCTATCTCCATTGTCAATTTTTTCTACAGCTCTTGAAAAGGCAGCGTATCTCAACCAATTCTCTCGTACCCCGGTCCATTTTCTTACCCAATTGTAATAGACGCTTACTGGATTTGCCGAAGCAACCATTTCCCTTATTGAGTTTTTGTCTGCTAAGTCAGCAAGTGTTACCTTTTTCCTGTTGAAGTATTTGGCCCATTTCTGTTTGTTAATGTCAGACAGTTCGGTGAGATCGAAACCGCTATCTATCACGGCCTGTTCAAGAGCCGCATTCATTAGGTTGTTCACTTTGCCGGTTTGAGCGTACTGGAATATTTCTTTCCAAGCCCTTTGCCCATGTTTTAAGATGGTCGGGTCGGCTGCCAGGACTCCATCGAGGTCGCCAATCATGTTGTTAATGTTGTATTTGACCACCCTTTTGGGGTTAAGCAGCACGTAGGCTTTCCAAGAAGTTGTGGCCCCCCGAAACAGCTTTTCCAAATTTGTGACCTCCGCGCGTGGTGAGCCAATGTCCTCTAATGTTGCTGCAAGCTCCTCCGGGATGAGGTATTGCGTTTTTTTGCCCCCAACGACCAGAAAGTCGGAGCTGCCAGCGGCCAGCAGTTCCAATATGGAGACTGCGCTAACCAGGTCCAATTCAGTTTTAAGGTACTCTAACGTGCCCTCTATCTGGCCCTGAGTGACCATTGATTGTCTGAAAAGGTTGTTGCCAGGAGAGGGCTGATAAACGGTGTAGCCCTCCGGCTTGTTTTGGGCTATAAACCCCTGAATGAAGCTGCTGCGTTTTTCCTGAAATACCTGGATGATTTTGTCGCTCGAATCAAACTGTTTTTTGAGTTGTTTTAGCTTGTAGTCGTAGGCAATTGCCGCCTGCTGTTTTAGCTCTTTGAGTTGGGTTTGATACGGTTCAAAAATGGCATCGAAAGTCTCTTTTTTCTTAATCTCAAAAAGGGCATCGGCAACCACCCTAAACTCACTTTCCAGAAAATTGGTGCTGTAATCTTTGCCCATTGTTCCGGTCCGTTGCTTCATAAAGTTACGCTGCGCTTTGGTCAGTCGTTTGCCGTGAATAACCTGTTGTTGCACATCATCGTGTATGTACTGCAAGACCCTTCGATGGTAGTAGGATTGATAGTTGCCCTGGTCAGCGATGACGTTTTTGTTGACCATTTGCTCATATAGTTCTTTCATAAAACCGGTACGGGCATCGTAGGCTTTTTGGGCTTCCGGTTCCTGGTCCATAAGCAGGACAAACTTGTTCAGTTCAGATTGAACTTCATCCCTTGATTTGAAACCGAAAGGGAGCTTTTGTTCTACTTCTTTGCCTCCATCAACGCCATAGATTAAATCCTCTAAAATGATTCTTCGTACAAGGATGTCCTTTTGCTCCGAGGTCAGCGGTTCCAATATCCCCTTAACATACTGCTCAGATTTAACCTTGCTGTAGTCGGAAAGGCTTTCAAAAACGCGCAACTTATTGGCCAGTTCCGGGAACTTGCGAGGGTTGAGGTGCTTAAAATGCCGCTGGAAGTTGCGTAAAGTGGATTTGGTCCAATCGCGGGATTTAGTCCAGGTAGATTCTGCGGGGCCATGGAGTTTCTCAGCCTCACGGAACCGATCTTCTACAGTGGAATCAGCAAATTGTATTTGCTGCTGAAGCTCAGTTTTATTTATCGGAGGTCGCTTGATTCGACCTGAGCTAAGACCTTGGCTGGAAACCTGATCAAACGTTTCGTCTGACCGGGATGTAATTTCATTGATTTGATTTTCGAGCGTCCGGGAGCTGCTGCCGGTGTCGGCCTCGCTTACCTCTTGGGAATCGGTTGCTTCTTTGGCAGACTGGCCAATGCTTTGGTCAGTTCCTCCCTTTCCTGTGGGGTCAGGTGCTCCTTTACCAGGTTGTTCAGGAGTTGGGTTTTGTGTGCTTGATTGTTTACTGCTGGAGTCATTTAGACCAGTTAAGATTTGTTCTTTGTCGAGTACTTCACTTTCTCCAAATAATCCACCACCTTGGGAGCTGAGTTCAGCCGATTGGTTGTAAACCTGCACCATTTTTTTGAACCTCTTCGGTCCGGTGCTAACCATTCGATTGACTTTGATGACATTTGCATCGGCCAATCCCTCAAATAGATCATGTTGGGCCACAAATGTAGCGAAATCATCAATTCCTGATTGTTGAAATTGAGCTTGTAATTGAATTGCTTTGTTCAGCTCAGTTTGTAAGCTGTATTCTCCAAGTGTGTAGTTCTTGGTAAGTGCGGGTATCGCGTTTACAACATTTCTTCGGAAGCTCTTTACGCCTTGAATTTCTGATACCCGCAAGGTATCTTCGTCCAGCACAAGCCCAAGCAATGAGTCCTGAACGAGTTCCTTTCCATCTCTATTGAAAGTGCCGTCAGTGTCCAGGTACTTGCTCAACTCGTTGTCAAGCAAAATTTCCTCGTTTTGGAGGAGCTTCATAACCGTCTCCTGAGCCTTGCGGTCGCTAAAGAAATCAGACATCGTATCGTAACGGCTAATGACTTCCATAATTCGACCTCTACCTTCTGGATTGTCGCTAAGTATTTTGCCGATTTTGACAACTTTGTCAATGTTGGCCTCTTCCTTTTGGGATTGCTTGTTGTATCGGTCCAGCTCCTTTGGTGAGTATTCTGAAAGGCTGTTGTCTACTCTAACCAGGATGGGGTTGGTGTGTTGGGCAAGTTGCTCCTCTGTCAGGCCGTAGGTGCCAATATCTCCTTTGAGGTGGTTGACGTATGCTGCATACCCCTCTGGATTGGATTTAATGGCCCGTTTGATGGACATGGTTCGCCCGTTGCCAGAAACTACGATTCCATCGGGGGTAATTATAGGTGTTCCCGTAGATGGATTGGCGGCATTTGATATAATTTCAAAAGGGTCTAGGTTTTTAGCAATTTGGTCGATTTGACCTTGGGCGTTTTGGTCGGCCTTGTAGTTTCTTGGGTTGACACTTCTTCCACCTTGGGTTGGGTAGCCTTTTGTGTTGTTAAAGTTCACCTCATCATGTGAGGCCAAAATTTTATCGGCATCGACCAATGCAAATTCTGATTCTCGCATTTCGCCATTTGGAAGCCGGATTTTTGTCTTTTTACCCCGGTTGACCTGGCTGTTCAAAAAACCTTCATTTATAGAAGGGTCTCCTACCGATTTGATAGGATCAGAGCTGGGGTTTTGTTTCGTGGGTTCCGCTTTATTGCGGGAGCTGAAATGGTCATCAACAAGAAAGTCAATTACATCCCTTGCAGGTTGGTTATGGTGATTTTCAACCATTCGATTATCGAATAGGGCTTGACTGAGGCCATCCATGAATTGACCTTTCTCGAATGCTTCCAAACCGTCATAATTATGCCCCATCTCTCTGGCCCTCTGCTTGGCATAATCCATAACCTGATCCTGAAACGAAAGTGCTTCCTGTTCGATTATTCCCCGCCCAAATTCAATTTCCTCTGTGAGGGTTACAATCTCCTCTTTTAATGCTTTCCGCTGCTCCCTGTCTGTTTTCTTACGTTTGTCTTTTAGTCCATCAATTTCCGTTTCGATTGCCTGGATGCGCTCCGTTCGGGGCTGCTCAATTATTTCCTCATACTCTCCGTAAACCTCATCCCACCTATTCGCTAAATCTATGACTGGCCTGCCTGTTGAAATAACCTCTGTTGCGGTAACTGGTGGAGTGAGGCCACTGGCTTCAAAGTTGGATTTTACCTGTTGTTCTTCTTCTGGAGTAAATTGCCGGTGCTCGTCTTTTGGTAAGGTAGAAATATCCAATTGTGGCTCCTCTTGGGGTTGAATCTCCCCGCTTGCCCGTGCTTGTTCTGCCGTTTCCTCCTGAGCGGGTTCTGTGCTTTCTTCCGGAGATGCGTTTGATTGCTCTTGCTCCTGAACAGCCGTGTCAATTTGATTCAATAATTCCTCTTTGTGTGGACTTTCAGAATTGGCAACTACTGTTCGCACCTGGGCAAGATATTTGGCATTAAATGCCCCGGAAAATCCAGCAGACAATAGCCCGGTCAATACCAGTTTATCTATAAAGTCTTCCGGTTCCCGTCCGAAGGTTTCGTCAAATGCCAGTTCCCAATTATAATTATAGCTGCTGAGGTTGTCCAGGTAGTCGCCAGCGAACTCCTGAATAGTCTCGGTCGTGGTCCCAAAACCAAGCCGCATCCCGAACTCCGCAACTTTACCCCACTTTGATTTTCGAAAAAATTTCTCAACATTAAGGTGATCCAAGACACCTTGCACCGTGCCTTCTCCTGTTCCCATCATGGCCGATAAATTTTCATCGGAAGTGAGGCCAAATGATAGTGTGCCTTGTAATTGTCCCTTGGTGACGTTGTACGCCAGTTCCCCACGTTTGCCCCACCGTTGGACCATTCCGGCTTTTAACATGTTGCTGTATTTTGCAATCATGGGGATGCGGCCCACAGCTCCGATACCGTAGGAGGTAACCATGATTTCCAGCATTGGACGTACAGAGGCACCGAACCCCTTTGCCGCAGTATGTTTAAGCTCATCTTTAGCTGCCTCTTCTTGGGCTTTGGTCAAAGTACCTCCAGTTTCCTTTATTGCGGCAACATAAGTCTCGACCCAATCCACGTCCGTTTTGATGTCGAATCCAAAACCTTCGGCAGCATATTCCAGGAAAAGAGAACCTGCATTCTTTTGAACGCTGCCAGGGTCCATGTTTAGTAACAGGGTCCGATTTACGGCATCAAATTTCTTTCTTGTTTCAAGGAGAACATCTGTGTATTTCGTGATTTTTGTTGCTGCATCTCCACCTAATGGCATCCCAAATCCTGCCCCTTTTTTCTCCGTATATCGTTTCAGCTCATACACATCGCTAACACTTATATTGTCGTTTCCAGGAACCTCTATGGTAGCTTGGTTTCCAAGGTGCTGTTCAACATATTTGAGTTTGCTTTGCAGTTGGTTCCATGAATTGACCAATGAACCGAGGTCAGTATCCTCGTACCGTACCATGAGCTTTTGAATGTCCTTTTCATAGGCTTGGGCGCGTTGGACCTTTTCGTCATCCGCATCTTCCGGGTCTAAATATTCACCGGTGGCCGGGTCGAACAATGCAGGGACCGCTTCTCTGGAGTTTTCAATTTGGGCGTTTAGTTCATCGAGCTGGCTAGTTAGCGTAACCTGATCAGCTGGATTCATTGGTTCCTGTAGTCGTTGGAGTAAGGTGGAGCGCTGTCCCTGTAATGCGTATAGTTGTCGGTGCTCTGGAGAGAGCATGTTTACTCCATAGTGCAATCGCTTGTTGAGGACTGCCGTTTTAACCTTATCGCGTGTTTCGGGGTTTAACATGGCCTCTGTTCCACCATGTTGCGCAGCCTCGGATTCCACTTCTTTTCGTAGGCTGGTAGTTGGGTCTATCAAGCGTTTCCATGCAGCATCTTTCTTTCTTTGGTAGGCTTGCCGGAATGGGGGGAATTGACCTCCTCCTTCCGTCCAGGATTGTTCCAGAATTTTGTGTTCAGCTTCGTCTGATATGAGCACGAATGCAGCGTCAGTCATTTGGTACTCTTTTATGGTTTGGGAGGTTACTTTTCGTGCATCTTCGAAGGTCTTGCGGTCATTTATTTGTTGGTGCAGTTTGGCAGATTCATTTTGCAGGTTTGTTTTTTCCTCTTCACCTAATTGTTCAAATGTCTCATCATCCAACATGGTGAAGGGAGTGCCAGCGTAAATTTGTGGCTCATAATCTGGATGACTAAGGCGCAATTCATGTTCGATTTCCTGACGTGTCAGCCCAACGGCACGAGGGTCTTGATTGAACATGCTTTGATAGTCGTCAACCAATTGCTTGTCTGTCTCGTCCGGCTCGGCACCGATCAGCCCTTCTTTGAGTTCCGGAACTTCTGAGCCAAGTTTAACATTCGCTTTAAAAAGGTCCATAGTGCTCCAAACAGTTGGGTCGCTTGGTTCAGGAGGGAGAGGGGAGCCTGAGCCATGTGAGGATTGGTTCGTACCATCTTTTTTTTTAACAGCGCCTACAGGACCGGGGAACATATCAGCCTTGAATTTGTCGAAGCCGTATTCTCCTAGCTGCTCGTTTTTAGAAGCAAGGCCATCAAATACTTTTCGAAGGTTGTCATCATTTTGCATGTCAACCTGGAACTTTTCAAAACCAGCAGTTTTTAAGCCCTCGTTCTTGGAGCTGAGGCCGTTATATATTTCGCGCAATCCTCCCATTAGTAAATCAATTCACCGTAGTTGATACCTTTGTTGTTTTCCTCCTGTTCGGCAGACTTTTTGTTTTCCTGCTCATCTTCTGATTCCTCTTTTTTCGCAGCCTTGGCCTGTTCCCCGTCCAGATATGCCCTTTTGGGGATTATCTTGGAGGTTCTGAATAGTGTCTTTAGCTGATCCTCAGAAAGGCTTTCCTCTATCACTTCACCATTGTCTTTGTTTTTGAGTGTGAAGGCTCCACTGGAACTAACTTCAATACCCAGGTTTGGATATTTTTTGCCGTCTATTATTAGCCCGACATCATTGAGTACTTCTTTCTCCAGGCGCACGGCAAACTTCTGATTGAGGTTTTCCACACCTGCCCATCCAAAGACCTTGTTGCCGATCCATTCGAATGCTCCCGTATCTTCCAGCTGATCCAAAATTTCGATGGCTTTGTCTTGTTTAATCTGAACCAACTGTTGATACCCGGATTCTTGTTCAACAACTGTTTGCTTGTCACCTACATCACTTTTGTAGAACTTATTGGGTTGGAATACCCCATTTTGATAGCCGTCTTTCTCTCCAAGTATCCTGTCTATCTGTGTACGATTGTATTCCCCGGTATTTTCGGTCAGGACCGATAAGAGATCATAGGCGTTGCTGGAATCAAATTCTTGTACATTTCCATCGCTATCCTGAATGAAAAAGCCTTCTTTTTGTCCAGGGTCTATATAGATGCCGTCTATCGTAACCTTGTCGCCCAACTCGTTAGTTCCCATCTTTTTGAGGTCAAACAAGCTTGGTACTTTTCGTAGAATTTTCTGAGTACCGTCAGGAAGTGTAACGCTTTCGTCTGTCCCTGTTTTAAGCTTCCCAAAGTCGTGCTGCAGCAGCTTGGACATTTCTGTAAGTACGTTGTCCTCACTAGATGTTTTATTCTTCCCTGACCCCGATTTGCTTGGGTATCGGTGACCGCCCTTTGCGCTGGACTTAATATTTAGTTGACCGTGACTTCTGAGTTTTTCTTCTACAATTTGTTGGGCAGTTTTACCGGCATTTGAGGGATCGGCCATTTCTCTTTCTACGTGACTTCGGAAGCGACTATCCTGCATGGCCATTTCCGTAAACTCTGGTCCGACATTAATTATGGGTTTTCCTTTGGAGTCAGTTTTAATGTCTCCATTTTTATCAAGGTCAAAAAACTTCCCTTTCACTTCTTCTGACACGATGAGCGTCCCTTGGCCATCGCTTCCGATTTCGAATTGCTCAGACACTTTTTCCGGAAGGCCGTCAACAAAATCCTTTACCCAGGCACCTTCATTGAATGCTCCTTGCCAATTAGGTCTTTCGCCATAGTCTTCCGTAAAAACGTTTTTCTTTCCGTCCGTTCCATAATAATATCTCAACACCTGTCTCATGGCTTCCTCCTTGTCTAAATAGGGGTCGCTGCTTGATTTAATTTGCTTGACAGTTTCCGTAAGCCACGCCTCATCTTCTTGGGACTTTTTCGCGCCCCAGGTTGTTTTTCTTTGCAACTCCTGTAATTCTCGCCATTCTGGAGTACCAGCTTTGGTGAAGTCTCGGCTTTCCTGTGCTAGTTGATCGGAGATGTATGTTTCCATTTCTCCGATTTGCCCTCTAACGGCTTCAACGTCTCTCCTTGCAGGTGGGTCAATATCCTTTGTTAACAGGTCATTTATCGCCTTGTCCTCAGCGGCTTTTGCGGTAGCTTGGTCTTGCTGCTTTTGTTGCTCTGTAGCTGCGACTTTCCACAAACCGGAATTATTGAAGGTTGGCAGTATTACTGCTCCTCCAAGTCCCTGTTGATAGTTAATTGCTCCTGGGTCTACATTCATAGCGTCTTATATTGCGAGTGGCAAAGCGGCTGCACCTGAACCCGCAGCGGCAGCTCCTGTGCCGGTCCCGGCAGCAGCGGCTCCCGAACCGGTCCCGGCTGCTCCACCCATTTTTGCAATTCCTGCCAAATCTCCGGTCCCGGTTCCTCCACCTCCTCCGATTCCACCGGCCTTGTTTACTCCCATTCCAACGTCCGCAAGTCCTGACAAACTGCCATATATGTTGCTTTGAGAGGCAGCTATTAGCGCTTCCTTTTCTCGAACATCATTCAAGTATGGCATCATCTTGTTAATGTTGAATGCTTGGTCTTGATACCGAGCCATTTCACTTAGGCTTTGACCGTATAATTGTTGATTGCGCTGTTGATTTTGCGCTCCAGCAATTGCTAGGTCTCCTAGTGCGCGATTTTGATTTCCTACCATACCGGAAGCTCCGGCAATAAGGTCTTGGGAGCTTCCTGAAGCCGACCTAAGTGTGCCTATTCCGCTTGCCGTTGCTCGGCTCTGTTGGTCCGCCATTCGCCCAAATCCGGGTAACATCGGGTTGGCCGCAAGATTTCGGTACATGCCGACCTTATTGGTCATAGCTGGAGCTATTTGGTAGTCCGGCCTTTTGGGTTTGATTTTTCCGCCTTTTATTCCTTGTCGAATTCCTTGAACCCCTTGGTATACATAAGGGGCTGCGGCAAGTGCGGCAAGTGCTATTGGTATGGCCATGATGAGTGAATTTTTGGATTAAACATTTGGTACTGTATGACTCAGGTTAGATTGGATGAAATCGACATTTACAAAGTGCAACACTGTTGCGCTGGTGGAATCGCTCTCCAGGGTAATTCTTAAAACTGTGCTTCGCATGACATCCCCTTGTGTTATTGGATTAGCAACGTTTGGGGTTTGTTCATCCATAAGAATGGCCGCATACCAAATCCCTTCGAGGTTTTCGAAGTCCTCCGGTATTAAATGCGATTGCTGCCCCTCTGGTGTGCTCATTGCCACTGGCAGCCACAATGATGTGGACTCAACGCTTAGAGCCTTGAAAATTTTGGTAAGGCTCGGCATTGCGTTGAATACTGAGGTGATTGTTGAAGTGTATTGAACCCCATAGAAATTGTTGCGGAGGGTATTGCCACCATGCACGTACAGTGCGCCATCAAGAAATGAAACCACGACATTGTTGATTTTGCTTAAATACTCCGGATGATATGAGAAGTATGATGTCCAACGGTTCGACCGCTCATCGAACACCAATGTTTCAGGATCGCTAATTAAAATTGTCGGGAATGGGTTTTGCTCTGTTGACGGTGTATTGGGATCAGGAGCCTCGATTTTAGAAAAGGCCACTATTAATTTTCCATGATCAACATCATAGCTCGTCCAGACATGCCCACCGTGTTCCATTAGTTGCTGTCCCTTGGTATGGAAATAGCGTTTCATCAGGTATTCGGATATTGGTGTCAATCCGTCACCGCCATACCGAATCATTTGCCCTTTATTCGTGGAGAACCAATAAGCGCGACTATCCTGAATTGTGAAACTTTCGGGATTTTCCGTTCCAAATCCTCCTCTCAGTACTCGGTCAGTGCCAATAATTCTATCAGAAATTGTTACCGTAGCTTGACCGTTTACATCGGTATAGATATTCTCTTCTATGTATAGACTAACTGCCTCCCTGGTGTGGATTGACAACAATATGTTGTCTACCCTCGCCAACTTCATTACGTCACCATAATTTGTTTCCAGGTCTTTCGCGTCAAGAGAATCAAAAGTTGAAAACCCATTTATGCTGGTTCCTTCAAACCGGGGGTTGGAAATGCGTACCGTATGACCACGTTTGGCCTGTCCGGTTTCATAGCTTACAACATTCGCTCGTCCAAAGTCGTAGGAACTTGTTGAAAAATTCGCGTGGCGAATGTCTAACGGCATTGGTGATTCAACCAAGTGGGAGAATAGGTTTCCGGCAATGAGCATTGGTCTAATCCTGCGATAGGTGTCACCCAATAGAAATTCGCCCGTTGCTGGTGAGTTAATCGTTTGGTCCGTGAACTGTCCTTGGTGGAGTCTGTTGCTTGTTCCAGGGTTAAGGACTTCGTAGCACTCCCCAATCTCATAGTAGATGGGAACTTCTGTCCCTTTTCCAGGTCGGTAAATTTCCACAAGCGTACCCCCAACGCCAAAGTTGGAGTAGGGTGGAGAGGCAAATGCTTCAACTCGAATATTGTCACCGTCCTGGCTCACGACATTGCCTTCCAAGGGTGGTTGTGCTGTAATTGGCGTTGGGGTTCCTCCACCAGAAGAAGTTTGCAGGTAGCGAATTTTATCACCGGGTTCAACCAACCAACCATGATTAAAAATTGCACCGTTATTACTGGCCCAATGGGAGAAGTTTAAGTCCCAAAATATGGCAGGTGTTCCCGGAGTCCCGTCACCTTTAATATCGGTTCTTGATAATACAGTAGCTTGGATGTAGTCATTGTGAACACTGTCCCTGGTCATTACCCATTGGTAGTGGGTTGCCCAAAGTGGCGGTACGTGATGAATTTTCCACTCAACAGTAACACGGCCATGCCTGAGAATATTGGGGCCACCAGGGTAAAAGGGGTATACGTTTGGCCATCCATCCAGATAGTCGGCATAGCCGGGTATAATAAGTTCCATTTCAGAATTTGTGCAAACCGAGTTGCTTCTATTAGCACGGTCGAAATAGACCAACCCTTTTTTGTAGCTTCCTGAGCGCTTATACCCGCCTTCGACAAATGGCAATCCTGGAATAGTTAGATAGTCTGGACCTACTCCGATAATCAGCTCTGCGTTTGGAATAATTGGGTCATATCCCTCCAGTTTAGCATCTAGGAACAGTCGGTTATTCATAATTGCCAGAGCATTTGATAACAATGGAATTGTATCAAAGGGCTTGTCCGAATCCACATTGGCAGCAACCGGATATTCTGCTTCATTTGTGAACTGATATTTGAAATCGTATTGGACCATTGTAGGTCGGTCCAATGTGGTGACATGCTTCCAGTCCCCCAGGTTTCCCTCACGAACGTAAAGCTCAACGTACTCGATGGTTGCTAATTCCGCAGCTTGCCTCACCCGTAAATCGCCATAGTTCACTTCGATGTATACATTCTGCGCTGGTGTGAAAAATTGGTCCGACCCTGTTGAGCGCGGTAGTTTGCTGATAGGGGATAGGACAGACCTTTCCCCATCGTCAAAAATGTAGCGGTAGCGGAACTGAAAGAGCCGGAGTTTAATGGTGTTAAAAAACCTGTTTGGCACAATTGATTGGAAGGAGGTTTTAGGTGGAAATACCGGAGGGGATTTGATAAGGTCCAGGTAATTTCTTCGCAGAGGTTCAGGGTACATATTGTGGTAGACAGCCATTGCCCTTGTGCCTGACGTTGCGTAGAATGCAATGTCAAAATAATCTGGAATTTTAAAGTTTAGTTCAATGAAATTGTGTTGTGCTGTTGCCTCGAAAATACCAGGGGAAAGAGCATGGGCGTTTATTCCCGAAGCTATCAAAGAGGCGATACCCGAAGTAGAAGTAGCAGCTACGGTGGAGGTATAAACAATTTGGTCAATGAGCTGTGTGCCTGTGTCAGAATATATGGCAAGTGTATAATCCGTTCCAGTTGGAGGGGCTAATTGAAAGTATAGGTGTGCTTGCAACTCTTTGTCATGGGCAGCGCGTTCGATGTTGATTTTTCGCTGTTCTGTTTGGCCATCTGTCCAGTATTGCAAATCATCTTCATAATCAACACCAGTAATTAAATGGTCCTTATCAAATTCGAGTAGAACAGATTGGACTACCCTTCGAATGAAGTTGGTCCTGGCGAAATAGCGTAAAATAGAATGGTAGCCATTTGAGTTCCATACGAAGTAGACAGTAGAGTCGCCCACCTCGTCCTCATAGGTTCCTATGCAGCGGTTATCACCTGCGGGAAGTGCAAATGACACCAGCTCGTTTCCGGCAGCGTTTTCAACGGAACCAACATTGCTCTCTTCGCTGCTTCCCACATTACAGTTTAGCGCATGTCGGAAGTGTCCAGCGGGGAGGAAGTGATCTTCCGTGTCGCTGTCCAGACCAACAAAATGTATTTTATCTAGTTGACTACTCATCCCCCTCCAGCGGTTAGGTCCACAGAATAGGTTGTACCTGAATTGTGTATTTTTAAACTGATAGCGGGACCGTTGGTAACAGCCCAAATGTCCCCTGTTGCGGGTGAGCCTGGATCGGAACTTAGAACAGGAATGTTTAGAACCGCGTTCGTGCCATTAGCTAACGAAGCTTTACCTGCGGATTGAAGGTTTTCGACATACGTAGTATTGTCACTTTCTGCGGTTATGCCGCTTCCTAATACAAAGCAGTTTGCAGCCGCTACCACGTTGCTAACACCTGCGGCAATAAAGGAGCCTTCACCACTTGGGTCAATGTAGTTTCCAGTGCCGCCAGTAATTAAGGATGAGTCGGCTTCTGCGTCATGACCACCTTGGATCGGAATAACCGAATCTGCCCCTGTGCCCTCCTGGTATATAGAGCCACCTCCTTCTAATAATTTGCTTGGAATTAAAGTCATGGTTTGGTTTTACAGCCACCCCCGAAGGGGTAGCATGTTTAGAAGAAGATTAAACCGCGTTGTAGTGGAGGTCAACCCAATCGGAAGTTTCTAGGCTGAACCCTGCAATGGTAGCGTTGAAATATAGCGGGTCTCCTGCGGTGATGTCTGCTAGAGCACGGGCGGTAGTGCCTCCATCAATGGAAAAGTAGGCATCTCCATTTCGGTTTCCGAGAAGCACCTGTGGTACTCCACTGACAACTACTCCGACATAGCCGTCACCCGCTGGGGTGTTCGAAATGACAAGACCTGTATCTCCAAAGTTTGCCGAGATATTCGCAGTTGGGTTTCGGGCCTTGTCCTGGGTGGTAGGAACTGCGGCCTTTAATCCTGAACTTCCAGTTGCTAGGCTATCGCCATCCAACTTTACCTGCACATTGTCAGATTGAATTTCCAACCCTCCGGTTGCCGCGACATTGACATCTAGGTTGCCCCCGTTATTGGTCAGCCCATTACCAGCACCTATTTGTGCAAAAGCGGTATATTGCGCCCAGTAAATTTCGTCCGTTCCTATGTTTACATCTCGATTGGGATCGGTGAGTACAAATCCTTTGTCCGCCATAGTATCGCCTGCTGTTACGAACACTGCGGAACCACCCTTTAGGTCGCCACTATCGTTTGCATCGGCTGCGCGGACTAATGCCGTACCAGTCCATTCGTAAATTCCATTTTCGATAGGATCAGGTTGTTCAGTGACTAGAACGCGATCACCAGAGACCAGGATAGGATCAACACCTCCAAGCCTGTCCAGCGCAGCTTGAACGTCCCCGGCTAGGTTGAAATCGCCAAAGTCACTCGTGGTTTTGTATAGACAAGGCTCCTTTTGGCTGAACCCCTGTACTCGTGCATCTAGTGTTGCCAAATCCACAGCATCGCTTGGGTTGACCGGAGCTGCTAGGTTGGTGAGTTTGTTGTTTGCTAAATCGAAGTCAGTTGTGACTTCGATAAATTTGTTCTTAATTCGACTCATAATTTGGTTGATTGAATGAAATTGTTAACTCGATTTTGTTCTTTCAGAACCCTGGAGTTGCCGCTTCGGGGTTCTTTTTTTTGATTAAGGGCTGTTGTTAAGCTGCATAATTTCTGGTTAGATGTAGTACTGGACTATTAATAAATCGGAACTGTCCAATATCACGTTGCTGTCAAGCCAAGTGAATTGATCATCCGTGATTTGAAAGTCTATTCCTTCCACTTGCACCAATGGGCCAATTGCGGCCAATTTTATTTTAAATGGAGTGCTGTTTAGCTGAAAAATCGATTGTCCTGGAGTTGGCGTAAATCTATCTTCCTGGAAGGCGCTGCTGCCCGATGGAATTCCAGTTGGCCCAATGTATCTGTATCCACTAAATTTAATAGGTTGACTTGCCGAAACCCCTGACGGAAAGCCATAGCGGAAATAAACTACCCCGGCATTTGGGTTGAAGAACAACCCGTTTAGGCCAGCGGGGATAATCGAATCGTCCTGGCGTTTAAATTGGTACAAATAGGACGTTCCATCACCGAATGTGAATGGTATTATTCCCGCTAGATTTGGGTGATAAAATCCGGTCGAATTAGCTCCCGGAATGTGCAACATTTCGAGGTCTGTGATTTCTTCAATCACTCCAGGTACAGCTTGTGCAGTTGCAGGTATTTGGCTTTCACTTGCGATTATTTGCGAAGGGAAAATCAACCTCTTGGAGTTAATTAGTTCCTCAAAGAATGCGGTTTCAGGACTGGAGGAAGCTTTGCCTGTTAACAGCTCCTTGAATAGAATGTCTGTGTCGATTCTTGTTATTTCTTCTGGAGTCGGCATCAGGTAATGCTTTTAAATGATTTGTTGGAACCGGATGGAAGCCCCAACCGGACGAGCACTAATCCTGATTGAGGTTGTGTTCCAAATGTAATTCTGCGGTTGGTCGTGGTGGAGCTGGCAACATCTAAAGCCGGGTCTCCATTGGCAACTGGATTGCCAACTCCAGGGTAAGCCGAATTTGCGTCTAACCATCCTGTACTACCGACCACCTGGACATAAAGGGATATTCCGCTTTCTATGGGACTTCCAGCAAAGTTGTCAGATCCGTTAATTCGGACAGTCACCGAGTTGAGGTTTGCAATGTTGCCAAGTGAAAAAGCTTTCCACCTTAAATTGTTAAAACTCCCGGAGGGTACACTGGTGTAGTTTGGTCCGGGGGTAGGGAAATTGCCAGAATAGTCTCCAGAAGGATAGCCTATGTCTCCATTGAGCATTTGTAGTTCTTCATTTCCTGTAGTATTCAAGTCAGCGGTGGAATCAATCACTCCTCCGCACTCATTTGCTCCAGAACCGACCGTTGGAAATTTACCGCTCCCCGCTGCGACACAGATTGATTCTTCACTAATTGTGTCAATTCGAATTGGTCCGGTAGTGCCAGTTCCTGCGATTGATTTTGTGTCCCCTGCGATAGCCGCTCCAGTCAATGCTCTGGAGTTGTACCCTCGGATTGTGACGCTTGCATTTTCTGTATATACATTGGCTTTTACCGATGTTGGTATCGAGACTTGTGGAATGTTATTGTTACGGTTAAGTCCGGCTGGAGGAGCTATTTGGAGATTAGCCGAATATGCCGATTCGATAGCAGCAATTGCGGTTAGGTTGTAGAACCAGCTCACAGCGTTTTCAACGACAAAGGAGGACAATAAATGGTCCCCAACTTCCATGCCCGGTACACCAGAAACGTACCTCGGTGATGATAAATGCGTAGCTTCCAGTAGTATGGAGGATAAAGCAGGTGTCGCGGGGTCGTCTACAAAAAATGTTATTTCAGTTGCATCTAACCCATGATCAATGCGGTAGACGTGTGGGGTGTTGTTTAGCACCAATGAGGATGCTGATTGGACGGATGCTAGAATTTGCTGGTAAACGTCATTGAATATTTCTTCTCCTGATAAGGTCAAGGAACCGTACACCCCGTCATCGTCTCCAGGATTGCCAGCGGTGAGGTCGAGAGAACCTTCATCCACTGTATCAACAAAAGCTGTTACCAACCCTGTATTGGAATTGCCGAATTTTGCCGAAAGCGTTCCGGTTGGCTGGGTTGACGCTTGTACGTTACTGACAGAAGTTAACGAGCTTTGACCTTGGGCGTTTGCTGTCCAGACACTTGGTATTACTATGTTTAATGAACCAATTGCAGGAGGCGGGGGCTTTGCCGTGGCATCGAAATAGGTCAGAATTTTGTCAATGTATTTTTCTTTGGAATCTCCTGTTGCTACCCCTGTGAGCATATGGGTTGTCGAGGAGCCATTCCCCCAACCATCATCCGGGGGAGCCAGTAATAACTCGTCACCGAATTTTTCCTTCTCCCACATCAAAAGGTCATTTAGCAAAAGGTACTTGCCATTCTTTGAGGAGTCAGGGTCAGCAGTAACACGACATTCCATTCCAGCCTCACGCTTCTCAACGTCAATATTGAGCATGTCCTGAACCGTCTTTTTGTAGTGTAACCCGCCTTTACCCGTGTTGGCATCGTGGGTGGCATAGGTGTCCTGGTCGTCTGGTGTGACAATGGTTGCTAAAACGTATGTGCCTTGGTTTTTTGCCATCTTATTGAATAGTAACCGTTAGAGAATTCCCATTTTGAAGATTCAATGAGCGATAGACATAGTAGTCGATGGTGTTGTTCAATTCTTGAAAACTGACGACCCCTTGCAGAAATGCTGTTGGAAACCCATTGAAAATGAAATTGGCTTCTCCCCATTCAACGGGATAGCTGAAGTACAGGTAATATCCTCCGGTGGCATCCAGTGTTTTTGAGGTATACCTGTCATTGGCAAATTCCGAGTTCTGGAGCGTCAATATTTCCGCTGTGTCCTGGAGGGTTCCCTGTTGGGATATTCCCCAATACCTTTTTGGCATATCGTCTTTGGATTGGATGAACGGGTCGGTGCATGATTCTACCGCCTTTTGTTGCTCAGGTGCTCCCATGTAGGCTGGGGCCAACTGTCGCTTTAAGAATCCTTTTTGCAATGCTTGTAGGACACCTAACACGGTGATTCCGCTAAGTCGGGCTTTTGCCTTCCGCAACTCATTGTAGTAGAGCTGGCGTTCGTGCTCTCTTTCATTCGCTGAGAACTTGTCGCCATGTTGTTTTCGCTTCCAGTGAATGTAAGAGGTCAGTGCCTCGGCAGCATAGGTGTGAACCAATGAATCACCGGTTGCGTTGATCCCATTCGTTAGGTATTTAAGGTGGATGGTTCCGGTTGGTACTTCCGAAGAAAATGTGAACCAACCGCGTTCATCGTCCACATCAAAGTATCCGTAATTGTAGCACAGGTTTCCAGAGGTAAAGCCGGTGTGATTGCTTGACTCATTGAAGACATAGCCACCGTAGTAATAATGGCCACTATCCCGGTGATAACTATCTTTTCGGGCTGTTTGGATAGTAGGGTTTCCGCAGTTGTCCCTTCCGTAGGATGTTACCAATTTGGAATTAAATGCCAGAGGGAATACCTGGTTGCCAACCCAAATTCCTACCTCAACCCAATCTATGTAGTCAGAGGGGAACGACACTGTTTTATTGGCATTCATCAGAATGTTGATTTCCCTTGGTGCAGCGTGTGTGTCGAATTGAAGCTCCTTTAAACCGCGAAGCGCCCAATTGAGATATTTCGGAGCTTGATGGTTCGTTTGTTCACCAATGTCGATAAGGACGGTATCAACAATTTCCATTATGGTTTGATACTGGCTCATTTACCGTGCATTTGAATTGTCGTTTGTATCGTCTGCCTGGACTCTTACGCCAAGCAATTCCAAAACCTTTTGAATAACTGGCAGCTCCAGATCGCTTCCAATAGGATAGGGGTCGTCATCACCAACCATTTCGGGCGAGGGAACCACAATCTTTAGCAGGATGTTTTTGCACCCCTCTTTCAGGATGTTTCTTGTATAGTAAATTCGTAGCTGTTCCGGCCAATACCCAACCTGCCCCTCTAACCTGCCAGCGGGGTTTCGGCTATATAGATTCAGGAACCCCGGACCAACAGGAATGAAGGATTGAAATTGGTCCTGCATGGGGCTTACCTGATAAATGCCTCGTTGCTGTGGCAGGTCGATGTAGTTGCAAGGAACCTCGGAAAATGCCAGATTGATACTTTCGTCAAATTGGACGGGTACATTGCGAAAAGACGAAATGTACTGAGCACCAATTTCGGTTGCGCCATACCTGAGTGAATCAAATATATTGGCCTTCACTAAGAGGTTCACGGCTTGCTCAATGAGCAAAATGATTTCCCGGAAATCAAAATCGGTATCTTGGCTAATATCTCCTCCAGAGAGTCGTCTTAGCACTTGTTCCGCTATCATTCGTTTTGTGCTGGTCCCGCTCATATCCCTTTACCTGCTTTTAGTTCTGCATATTGCGTTAATTCAGCTTCCCTGATTCGTATACCCAAATAACTGAGGACTCGCATCACCAGCTCATTGTGAACATCATCAGGAAATTCCCAGTCTACGGAGTTCGAAGGATCGTAGACTTCTCTGCCATTTAGGATGGTATAGGCCCATTCCGGTTTGTTCGGTCGCCTCAAATAAGTGAAGGAAACGGTGTTCAAGTTTTCAGGATAGAATTGAACGAAACTGTCGTAGAAAGTACAAACCGGGTACTCCTTAGAAGGCGCAACTATTGCGCTTGCCAATCTGTATGAAAGCTTGTCCTCTGAAAGTATTTTTATAGGGACTTCTTTAGTGCCCCGGCTGCTTGTGAGCTTGTATCGGATGCTTGTGGGATGAACATAATCCTTGGGAAGTACACACTGACCATATCGACTAATATTTAACCGTGAGCGATTGAGAAATGGCCGCAAATCATCACTCATTTTCTGAGTTGTGGAAAATGCCATGCGTGGAATAGGTCTTCCAGGTTGGTATTCATGGGGGTTGCCATATCGAATCATAAATACCTCCATTTGCGCACGTTCTGCATAACGGTTGAATTTTATGGAAGGCAAGTACCCTTTCTGGTCCTTGTTCGCCAAGTCTTTGACAAATTCGTATGCGGTGTTAATGTCCATTATCCACCAACTAGAACTATCGCATAATCACCGACTGCAGCAAATTGCGCTTGCCATTCATTTGTTTGAACAATTCTTCTAACAGCAGTTACTTTAGCCAAGAGTACTGCGTCCTGTTGGTACTCTGTGGTTTGGGAACCATCAGGGTCTATTCGTTCATAGATATTGTAGGTGGCATGGCTGATATTAGCTGTAGTGGCCTCAGTTGGAGTAACAATTGTTAGCCAATCGCCCTGTAGGTAAGTGCCGGGAACTGAAAAGTTTTTGGTGAAAGCATTGCAAGAGCTGGAGGTGTTTACTTGTTGCGCATAGGGCTTAATTTGTTGGGGTTGGTTCTCGCTACATCCTCCACATTTGCAGCCCTCTTCACATCCAGTTATTTCTAAAATCTCCGTGAGATAGCTCGTTGCATCTTCTGGTTTTCCGCACTTGCTTGATTGGTTAAAAAGAACCATCAAGGCTGTCACCTGAGCAAGCAGCTTATTCTCGCGCAGGTACTCCGTTGGATTTGCGCATTTTAGTCTCGCCAGTCTTAGTTTGAGTGACCGAATGCAGCAGTATATTTTACACAGGTTTGTATCGCACTTAACTGTGATATTTCTAATCAATTCTACTTCTGTACAAACACTAAATGCTCCAGGGAAATCATAGACAAGAGTGGAGGTAAGTTTGATGGAATATGTTCCTTCATGCAGATTAGGATAATTAATATCCAAAATGGGGCTTGCGGAGGAGAGGGTCGGAAGCTCCAGAAATGCCGGATAAAAAATTTGGTGTACCCGCCCGATGGTTGGTTCAATGTTGTTGACTGTATAGTTGGTCGTGTCTTTGGAGCGCAGCCGAGCAATAAAGCAATCCAATTCGTGCTCCACTGTTGGGTTTGGCGATTTAAAATTGAAGTCAAACGCGACCTCTAATTGAAATCCCTGTGGATTGTTGGTAGTCTCAGCCTTGTACTGAAAAAGATAACTTCCTTGAATCACTTTTTCCTCCAGGTCAGTAGGAATGAGAACCTGATCAAAGGTTAACGCATTTGGAAGGAAATCGGGAGCACCATTTGGAGTGCTGTAAATTACTGTTCCGTTTGGGTCGATGATCGTTATAAAGCCTCCAGTGAGTGTTTCAGTAGCACCGGCATAGTCGGTAACATCCGTCACTTTGAATATTGGAAAGTCAGCTTTGAGGTCGAAAACAACCTCTATGTCGGGGCTAGTAGGTAGTGGCATAAATCTTTATAAAAAGGGCGACCATATCCGGCTTTGCGGACTGGTCGCCCTGGGAAATGTTACTTCTTGAATTTGTCCAGAATTTTCTTCCAGGTTGTTTGGCCTTTCTCCGTTTCGGTGAAGTACGAAATCAAAGCCTCGGTTTCATCTTTTCCTGGCTCGACTGCCAGAATCAGAATTTTATTTGGTAGCCATTGCCACTTGCGGTCTTTGTCATTCCAACTGAATAACTTTCGTTCAACGGCTTCATTGATTTGGGCAGAGAGGGTTGTGCCTAGTTCGACCTTGCTTTTTGAGATAAAGAGCGTAGGGTTCTTTTCTGCCATTACCTTCATGGACATGCGCACTTCATAAGCGTCCCGCTTAGTATCAACCTTCATTTCTTCGGCAAACGTTTTCAATTCCTCGTAAGGCATATTGAGGGCAAGGGCTATGGCTTCATTAGCCTGGACGGATTTCTCGAAATCCTTTTTCGCATCCTGTCGTTTGTCGATTCGCTCGAAAATAGGGACGACCTTTTCGTCACGGTTCGGGTTGGACTTGTTGAAATTGCAGATTTCCAAATATTGGTAAAGTGCGAGATCTCTTTTGTTCTCAGGTCGGATGTGAATCATTCCCTGATTGTCACGTTCAAAGAAAATATCCCCTGGAATCTCAATGTTGTGTGGCTTACCTTCTCGGTCTGTGGTCATGCGCACCTGTGCGACATACTTTATCGGTTTGACCTCATTGTCTCCCTGGTCAAAAATGGTATCGAATGCCGGGACATTTATCATTGAGGACATTTTGAGACGGCCCTTGTTCACCTTGTCAGGTTTGATATTCAATACCCGATAGGTGATGATTTCCTTGGGCATTGTCACCTTTAATTTTTTGCTAATGGTTGTCATTGTATAAATGGTTAATGGTTGTCAAAAAGGGGCCGGTGCTAAACTTGAACCTCGTCCGGCCCCCTTGCTTCCTATATTATTCCAGAATCACGAATCGGTTAAGGCCGAAGCACTGCAATCCTTTTTCGCACAGGTATTCGAATGAAAGCTCATCCACATCGTTGGTTGGGTGTGGTGCCAGCAACCCACCTAATTTGTGTATATACATTCGATTCATGTGCGGTGCTTTTTTGTAGCGAACACACATTGAGTCAAGCTCTTTGCCGCTCTTCACATCCCTGCCTTTATCGGTTGGGATTATAAAGCCTTTGTTCGGCCAAGTGTAGTTACTAGCGCTTGATACATTGGGGTGATTAAAAGCGTCCACACATTTCTTGTGGAAGGTATAACTGCCTTTTCGGAAGCTGTTAAATCCTAAATCAACAGCTCTTTGTTGGGCATTTCCCTTGCCAAACGAGTTGTACTGGATTGCTCCATTCACCATTTTGTCAATCAACACATTGTCAGTGTCGATGTCCAGGTTAATACCCAGCAGCATAAGGTTCTCTTTGGACCCTCTTTGTTTGTCGAGTTGCTTGATAATGGAATCTATGTCAGTCAAGGAGGTAATGCCACCGTTGTAAGTGATACCCTCCTCACGAATCCATTGTGCCAATCCCTTTGTCACCCGAACCTCTCGGCCAAGATTGTCTGTCAGACCGTCACTTTGCTGATTGAAGAGTAATCCAAAACTAACGTCCATTCGGAATTTGAGAAAAGCATCATGCTCACCTTCAAATGTGTAGTACATTTTTCCAGACGATGTGCTGAACTCAATCCGGTTGGTCGCTTCCGAACCTGTGACTGAATAATGGCCTTTAAAAATCTGGTGAATACCCTCAAACCTCAGAGGTTTTGAGATTAGACCTTCGGGTTGGGAAGACCCTTCCGCGTGGGCATTAGAATAGAATGCCAGCAAGTCACCATTACTGATGGCCGAAACAAGGTCATCGCTCTGATCAACCGGACGGATAATAAGGGTATGTGCTGTGCTTACATTGATGTTTTTGTCAATGACCAGACCGACCTTATCATTGTTGACAAGCACCAAGTCATTGATTTTTGGAAATGACCTTCCAGAATCATGATTTGCTGCTGATAAAGTGACCGTAACGTCATTTCCAGAACCAGCGGTCCCGGCAACGTTGGCTACGGTAATCGTTTGGTAAATCCAGTCCTTTTCAAAGTGGTGGAAAGTAGTTTCTGTGGCCTCTTTGTATCGACCTGTTTCAGAAAAGAAAGACAGTATGTCGTCTTCGTGGTAGCGGTTGTAGAGCTTGTTGTAGATTTCTCTGTCGTGCATGAAATCTACTGTACTTACGTACTGCTCATTCAACCGGCCTGTTACTGTAGTGCTCATGGTTATTGAATGTTAAAATTGTTAGTTGTTGAATTTGGCTGACAAGCCTTCTGCGATTTCCTCCAGCTCACTTTTGTACGCTCCATCTGCCCGGTCTTTTCGTTCCGTATCAGTTGGGTTCTTTCGTTCTTTCAATACTTCGTCACGACCACGGGAAGCACCGTTTTCGGACACTGCCTTGATGATCTTGTCTAAATTGTGGAGGACCGTCATCTCCTGCCGAAGCTTGTCAATGTTCTCTGTGCCATCGGAGTTGATATACCGAGACCAAAAGGCAGGAAGGTTTAGCATAGAGGTTTTTACCTCTTCGGCATTGTCCACACCGAAGGTGTATTTGTCTCCCTTGTCGTTGACCGTTAGGTCAAGTGAATCAAATCCACTCAATGCGGATTCTACTGATCCCTGCCATTGCTCATTGGCTTGTTGGATTTGTTCCAGGCTTTCCGTTTCGGAAGGAGCTTGTTCGGGAAGAGCAATTTGTTCCTGGAGTGATAGCAACTCCTTTCGAGCTGAACGTGCATCGTCATCCAGTTGAAGTTTACCAAGACGAATCTCATCTTCCTCAAAATTGTCCTCGTTTAACTTGTATTTGGCATTGAGCAGGAAGTCAATATCAGATTCGCTGCGTTCGGGGTGGGACATTTGCATTTGGTGTCTAACGACCTCCATTGAAGTCAATTTGTCTGGCTCCATTAGTTGCGTCTCCAAAAACATTTTGATAGATGTTTTTGGATCGTTAGTCCGACCTGAGCTAAAATCCAGGAATTTTTGCGCCCACTCATTTTGTAAGTCCTGAGATGGCGTTTTTTGATTTTGACCTAACTGGTCTAAGTGAGTTTGAAGTGCTTCAAAGGATTGGAATTTGCCTTCTGAACGCTCTGATAAAAGCTGGTTGAAGTCTGGAGCCTCTGTTCCTGTCGGGGTATTCTCTGGCTGTTCGGCAGCATCTTCGGCAGGTGGGGCATCATCTTCCTCCTGGGTTTCTTCTGGCAGTTCTTCCTCTTCGTTTACGGGGATGGCATCTGCTTCGTTTTCCTCTGTCTCGCTGCCAACGAGCGTAATATCTTCGGCCTTTAGATCTTCCAATTCTTCCATTATTAAACAATTAGGGTGACAAAATGTACCGTAAATATATTAATAAAAGGAAATAATGTCACGTTAATTTATAATTAAGGTGACAAAAAAGGCTCTTAATTGATTTTGATGAACAGTTATTGACTGTTTTGGTCAGGTGCTGGTGACTCGAATGAGGTCATTTGGTTTGGTTCTACATTGCCATCTAGTTTCATAGCCATGAGACCAGCTTCATTATCTCCAGTCTGATTCAGGTGGTCACTTTTAATCAAGCCTTGAACATTGGTTTCGCGTAATCGCCTTTGGTGCTCGTTTTCACTGAGCCTGTCCTGTAGTTCGGCTTTTGCTTCTTCGAATCGGATTTTTTGGTCAGTTGCAAGGACCAATTCATCTCTTTTCAATTGGGCCGTTACCATAGCGCTTTTTTGCTGTGCTGCGGTTGTGTTTTCTATGGCTTGTTGTGCCTTGGCAGCGTCTTCTTGCGCTCTCCTACGAATCATTATCGCCAAGTATTGTTCGGCCATTTTGAGATTCTTGTATTGCTTAACGGCATAGTAGTCAGCTATGGTTATCCCCCCGGTGCCAGATTGTTGGCGTAGCTGTAGTGACGTGCTCAGTTGTTGCTCAAACATCATTCGTTCCCTGTCGTCAGGTAAATCGACAATTTTAATGCCCATCTCGTGAAGTGATACATCCTGATTCACTTGCATAAATCGCTCATCGGTTCTCCCCAAAGCTTTGGCATAACCTTCAATTTTTCTTGTTTTAACGGTCTCCTGAATGCGTATGGTTAAGGATTTTATCAATGATTCAAACAGGTATTTCCTAGCGTTGAATAGATGTTTGAGAGCGTTGTTTGTTGAGGCGATTGCCATTTCAGCAACTCCTTTTAGCATATCTGGGTGCGGGGTACTGGCATCCGCTATTTCATTAATTCCGGTTGCGTCTCGTAGTAATGAGAAATAGAAATTAATAATCGCAATGTAATTCATCACATCCCTGGCCATCCCGTTTTCAAGTTCTTGCATCGGGGGCGCTTGGATATTTCCTGCATCATCCAACCTTCGATAGAGCAGGTTGCCTGTTTGGTCGTACATAGCTACTAGTTCCAATGGTTCGAATACTTCGCCTCCTTTTCCTTTTGGTATATTCTCCAGTCCACCAATTTCAATCAATAGTCCTTTTTGCCTTGCCCTGGCAATGGTCTGTCGAAGTTTGACAACATTTAGTTGAACGTCATCTGCTATGGGTCTCATTACTTCGACCATCGCTACGTTGTTCATATCCACTTGTCCTGGAGCAATCACATGGTAGCTTGAAAGAGCTTCTTCAAAGCTGCTTTTGGGAACCTTCATGTCATTGACAAGTCCTTCATTGAATATGTGGTCAGTTCCAACTATCCAAAGTGCTTTGTACCACACTTTATACTTGGGCTGAACAACTTCTCTCTTATGTTTTGATTGCTTCGGTGCCTTGTATCCATATGGTTTTTTATAGGTAAAGGAATTGCCGTGCCTTGTTGATTTTCGTTCATAAGTAGAACTATTGGTGCTCATAAATTCAACGTCCAACACTGTAATGACTACATCGTCATAAGGTGTGCCGAAGCGATAATCACCTGACAGTCCTGAGTCGTTACTAATTGCCCCCGAAGCACCGTGCGTATCATACATAGCCGGGTTGGTGTTCTTGTTGCTAAACAGGTCGGCTATCTTCTCTTTTTCGGTGGCGCTAAACTTGGTGTTGCATTTTCGCTGGAACTCCGCAATCGTCATTGTTACCAATTCGCCAAATGACTCGCACCCTTTGAAGTATGCAGATTTTGAAAAGGAGGTCAGTAGCTGGCGAGGATCGACCCGCCTTGCCCTTGGCAAACCATTACTGTCCAAATAATCCTTGATAGCAGCAGAACCGAATATAATCAAGTCTCGATCTATTTGTTCTGACATTTGCTCCCAATCGTTGAGGTAAAGAATCAAGTCCAGACCTTCCTCCATAGAAATTGCCATTTTATGCTTGTATTTGAGCTGCATGTATAGGTCAATTTCGTCCAGTGATTGAGGTTGGTCTTGTGATTCCTGGTCCGTAAATTTAGCCGGTACGATTTGCTCAATTTTGTGCAACGTTTCTTTGAGATGAATCTGAGCCTCCAGTTGATAGCGCTTTTGTTTAGCCTCATCCCTAGCGGATGGGTCAATAACTTGGCAATCAACATTGAACTCGTGTTTTTGCATATTTCCAACAGTCACCTCAACAAACTTTGGGACGATTGGCAAAATGTCCCAATTGGCAGCAACAAATGATTGCTGGGTGTCGTCACAGCCAACCATAAGCTTGTATTGTTCAATATCCTGTTGGCCCATAGCATATTTTAAACTGGTATTATAGTCACTTCTGTTATTGTAGAAAAGAGACCCTTTTCGGTTGAAATAGTCAAAATAGAATGCCTTGACAAATTGTAGAATCCATTTCTTGTCCTTGTGCTTTGGATCAATGTCGTGCATTGGGTAGCTGGTTCTTTTCGCTTTCATGCGATCCAAGTCTAAATTGTGATGTCCTGCTGCCATAGTATTGTTCTGTTGGGTTATTATAAGGGGCGAGATCGATTCCCGCTATTGTCATAAAGTTGCACGTAGGAGAGGCCACCAATTGTTTCTTTCCTCTTGGCTGTTTCTTTCTCGGAGGCAATCAGGGTCAGACCAGCTCCTACACTGGGATCATGTTTTGTTGGCTTGTTTGGGTCGAACTGGAGTAGATCTTGAATGAGCCTTTTGAATGGAATTCGATGGCCATGGTATTCAACAAAAGTTTGCAGCTTACCTGTGTATTGTTGAATCATTGGTTTGCTGGCTGGAATGCCTGGAGTGTCTTGCTGATTGCCCTTTGCAGTAAATGTGAACTTTGGACGACTCATAATGAAAGCCCCATAGCCCCGGTTAGTGAAGTGGGTAATAATCCCTCTTTTCTGATTTTCAGCAAGCAATTGGCAACCAAGAAAACAGCATAGCCGGATCATTGACTCGTAATACATTGTCGGTTCACTAGGACGATGGATGTATTCTATTATGAAATTGTAAGTTTCCCATAGCAAGCGCCCTTTTTCGTCTGTTGCGTGTGGGTCATCTATCAGAAGGTCGAATTTTCGAAACCCATAAGAGGCTGCGTTGCTGCGTCTTCCATCAACGGTGACGCCATGATCAATGGGGTCCGTAGCAATTGCGAATTTGTCATCGTTAAGTGGCTTGAATTGTCGCGTTCCGTTAACCGACCTTATCTCTTTGACTAGGTTTGTTTCCTCGTCAGTTTTTGGGAGCCATGCCACATAGAAACTGCCATTGGTGTTGTTGTGAACAAAAACTACTTTTCCATCTTCCACACCGTCCTTCCAAATAAAATCTCCTCTTGAAACCAGGTGCTCATTGAAATTTAGTTCAGTCAGTCGCTCATTGAGAACCATCGCGTTGAACTCGCAGTTTTCGCCATCGACCATGAAAGCCTCCTCAATGGTGAATGGGAATTTCCGAATGTAGGAGCTTAGGGACCGAGCGTCATTTTTCCTGGCTTTCCTCTCAGCCATGTAGTATTTTTTTGCCGCTTCCTCCAGGGGGAACCCGTACTTATCGTATTTCCATCCTCGATAGGCAGGTTTGAAGTAATTGTACAAGCCACTTTTAGTTCTTCCGTTTTCACTTCTCTCCGTGACAGCGGAAGCATCGTGCAGTTCTTTGAAATCGGCACCACCAGATTTCATTTCCTCTACGGTTGTGGTGTAATATGCTTTTCCTATGATGTCGCCATTAACCTCCATGCACGGCATAATAACTTGATGACGCTCCCAAACATTTACCTCCTCCGTCTTTCCAACTTCATCGGCACCGTACCTGTGTAGTTTGTAACCATCATATGCAAACTGATTGCTGTTCTTGTAGTTGAGAATTGAATTTAGTTCCCCGGTTCGATCCTGGAAGTGGTCCAATGCCTTTTTGCCTTTGTTCAGAGGTTTGGAAAAACGCAGCTCCGATTTTTGAGTGTTGTTGTAATCGTAGACTGGTCGAAAGAAGTCTGGAAGATTTTTCCAGGGTAGAATGATGGACAGGTCAAAGACCTTTGCGGCATCCGGTCCGGTTTTGGATTGAAGCCCTGCGTAGGCGAAAGAGGACCGGCTGCTGTACTCGTACAGAAAAGCGCCCATTCGTGCAGTTTTGCCGTCTCTTCGCAATGTAACCTCGTTAATCCCCATACTATTGGGATCTTCCATTGCTGTTTGTAGAAAGTAGAATAGCTCCTGGTCTGGTATACGAAAGTCCGGGTATCCGAAATCACATTTCCACCAATTCACCATGAAATAGTGAAGGCCGGTAATGTAGGTTGGCTTGCCGTTGTTGAAAAACCAGTAGCCGTTTATTCTTCGTTCCCATTCCTGTAGTCGAAACGATTCCAGTTCGGGATTTACGTAACTAGTGTCAGACTTCTGACGGTGGATTTCTTCATTTCTTTTTTTAAGCCATTGCTCTGGAAGGTCAGTCCGGAAGAATCTTTGTTCTTTTTTTGGAAGGTGATAGTTGGCGATTGTCTTCCGAATAGGGGCTGGAGGGATGTAAAGTTTGATTCCCTGGATAATCCTTGATGAGCCGCCTTTGTATGGTTTAAACATCTCCTTTGAAAACCCTTGAAATTGTTTCTGGAGAAATTCGGACGAACTGTTCAACCTCTACGGCATCATCATCGGAACCGTATAGCTCCTCATTGTATTTCTTGATTTTAGAATGGATAACGTCACAATCCTCTATCAGCTTTGTTTTGAGGTTCGCAGCTCTCATTTTCTTGTCGTCATCCAAATCGCGGTCGATTGGATCAATGATAAGTCGCTGGTATTCGTACAATGCTTCAAGCGCAACTACTTTCATCTGAAATACCCTGGAATTTTGCAGCCTGCAATACTCGATGATCATATCGCAGACGATTGGCAGCTTATTGTCAAGCAGTGCCTCGACTCCAGGTGATGGTTCTGTTATCCCCGCAAGATGCAACGCGGTTTCCTTTCTCAGTGGCAAGTCCTCTATTTCCCGAAGGGGTGAGTACCGGTCATAGCAGAAAATCACATAGCGCAGGAGAAGATTACTTTCAATGCGTCCGGTGCTTTTTGCAAACACTTGGACGGTCCCAAGGCGTGGGAACTCCTTCGTTAGTTGGACCCTTGGGTCCAATTCGAAAATTTGAAAAGTCAAGCGACTGAAATCCTTCGAATTATATTGAATCCTCTTCATGCGCCCCCCTCGTTAGTGTCAACCAATCTTGCTGAAAACTGCGCATCTCCTTTTTGCCTGTGTATCGAAGTAATCTCCATCCCAGTTTCACCGCTTCGTTGTACTTGATAGCATCCTCCTGATAGCCCTTGCCACGAACATGGCGACCGTTGCTCCAGATACCTCCCTCAATCTCGACTGCTATTTTAAGCCCTGGATGTGCAAAATCAAATTTCCACCTACGGGTTGGGTGAAATGAAAATTCCCGAACGAATCCCTCAATGTTGTCAGCCAACAGGAGGAGCGAGAAATGAGTTTCCAGGGGGCTTGACTTCTTTTTCATTCGGTATATTTTGCCAGGACATCTTGTTGCCGCATTCGGTAGTAGCTTTTTCCTTCAATGGAGATGGGGACATCGCTATGACTGTTGTAATAAATCTCATCCCCGACCTGGATTTCATCGAATCCCGGACCTGCTGGTATATGAGCCACGATAGCCCGCAAGGGGATTGGCTCAGGCTCCATCTTTAGGTAGATGCCTCCAGGTGTCTTGATGTCATCCTCCGATTCCATTTTGGGAGTGGCCAATAGATAATCGTTAAGCATGATCAGGCGATTGTCTCGGATGGCACAATACACTTGGGAATAGTGAACCTTATAGTAAATCTCTCCCTCCAGCTCAATCCGGTTTTCATCGCTAACGGTATGGAAGTGGAAGTATATTTTGTCTCCAATTTGAACATCCATTGTGGTATCCAGATGAGTGCTCAACAATTTGGGAGTCGCCACGACCTCACCATACTCACGAACATGATGTAAATCACTTCCGGGTTCTCCTCCAGTTATGAGCACCAGACTAAGCCCGTTTTCGCCCTGAATACTATCGGCAATTACCCTATCAACTTGGAAGAAAATATAATCTCGCGGGGATGTTGGAGAGGGATAGAATGGCATCTTACAGAGCTTTTTTTTGAATTATTAGCGTGACAAAATTACACTTTAATTGGAGCTTTTGTCCACAATAGACGTATTTTGCGTGACAAAATTGCCTCCAATTGATTGTTTTGCGTGACAAAATTGACGTTAAAATTTTGAAGGAAACAAAAAAATCACCCTGTAGGTATTGGACTGGACCAACTGTATATAGCAGAGGGTGGGGCCGTCAAAAGAAAATCGGATTTGAAAAAGGGGGTGGGGTCGATTTTTCAACCTTACTTTTTAGGTTCATTCCACGATGGGTTGCATCATTTGTGTATAAAACACTAATAATTAAGCAGTTAGGTTTTTTTCTTACCTGTGTACTCCTGCTTTTTGGACAATTGGCCCCGGTTTGAGGGAAATTGTAACAAAACCAAGCTTTTCAAAGTGGCTTTGTGTCTGTGTGAACGAAGCAACCACACTCAACCCTAACCGAGTGGGGATTTTATACCAACGAAGCCCAATAAAATACCAGTGTTTCCGGGGTTCGATTCAAATACAACGTACTTATGTCCATTTATAAAGGTTTACCCCTCATTCGTCAATTCTCAATCAATCGTAAGGTTATTAAAGAGATTCGGCAGTTGTACGGGCTTAATCGGGGGCAACTTGAAATACTGTGCGGTGCTTATTCATTGCAAGAACCCGATCAACCATTTTTTACGGTTCCCGCTCTTATACAATGGCTGTTGGTTCTCCCTTCTACAGATGTATATAAATACATACACCAATTAGAGCAGATAGGATATATAGAGATTACCCGAAAGACCTCCAGCCCTTCACGAGCTAATTACTATCACATTACCGGACCCGGTGAACTTGTGTTAAGGAGATACGCCCGAATAATGGAAAGCCATTTAAACCGGGTTTAGCTCATGTGGTTTCTTACCTGTTTTTCTTTCTTCTTACTTCTTAGGGTCAGCCTGTTTTACCGGTGTGGTCAATCTCTTTTACTAGTCCGGTTAACCCTATTTACCGGTCATTCTCCTTTACTACCTAAAAATAGTTTAAAATTAAAGTCATTGATAGTCAATTAGTTAAGTTGTTACATTGTAGGTTTATGTAGTTTAGTGTAGATTTATGTAGATTTATTGCATATCATTGCATTGTTGATTAATCAATACAAAGGCTTTTAACGCCTGTTCTTTGACATCTTGATAAAACGAACACGGGTAGGAAATGACCCGCTTAAACGGCTTCGGGCGAAGTACAGTAACCCAATGGATTTAACAGCAACGTTGTTCGAACCGCAGCCCCCGCCATGAGAAAGGCGGGACAATGAATCTGGCGACAATTCCGGGCAGGAGCTTTACACCCTCTGAGCCTAACTAATACCTGTGACGGGTATAAGGGAAAGTGCCGCGATTAGAAGGCAAAACGAAGGCAAGTCTTTAAGGCTTGCAAACAAATGTAACCGGGTAAACTGGCGGAAGTGCCCGGAAGAACTAAACACAATGAAAACATCTAAAAGCGTGACTATACGAGTTGCGCTTTTATCCCCCCTCTGAGGTTCAGAAACGATTTAGGGTTTTATCGTTCGGCTGGTTCAATTCCGGCCGGGGGGACTATTTCAACAAATACTAACCAAAATTAGAATCTATGACAGTAACATTTTTATATCGGGACGCATGTAATTACAAGACCAGTTTTGACCATGAGATTGACTTGTTTGAATTTCCTAACGCGGGGAATTTAGCAGTAGGGGACGAAATAGAAATGAGCCAATTGGGGACACTCTCACAAGCTGATTTTTTTGGATCTGAAATTCATACTTACTCCTATAACGATGAGTATGATCACAATCTTTTAGAAGTGGTCGAAATACTTCAATAATCCTATCAACAACAACTAATAAACGACACTATGACAAATCAAACAGCATTACCAATTTATGAGGATGCACCACAAGGCGAAGTGCAGCCCCGTGGCGAATCTTGGGAAACATGCCCAATGTTAGAGGAAATACAGCTTAGATATAAAACTAAAACGCCTGCCTCCGAACGTGTGAAGATTTCATCTAGTGATGCCGCTCGTGATTACCTAATGAAGGTTTGGGATCACGACACGATTGAACTACGAGAATCATTTTACGCAATTTTTCTAAACAGTGCGATGCGTGTCCTTGGCTGGATTAAGATCGGGGATGGAGGGATTTCAGGTGTTGTTGCTGACAAAAAATTAATTCTGGCCACGGGGCTTAAAAGTGGTGCTTCCTCCTTTATGGTTGCTCACAATCATCCATCTGGAAGTTTAAAACCGAGCGAATCAGATTTTAAGATAACAGGGGAACTGAAAAAGTGCGGGGAAGTTCTTGATTTAGAACTGGTCGACCATTTGATAGTGACAACCACCGGGTATTACTCATTTGCTGATAACCACACCTTAGATGGCAAGAGGTAGATTCAGTCGAGCCATAAAAATATCCCCGGAACTACTATTCCGGGGACTGTTATTAACGAATGGTCTTGCGGCTATTCACTAATAAACGACCATCCAAAAGTAATTAATCAATCACTAATAAACGACACAATGACAAATCCATTTATCGGGGTTCAAACCCTTGACGAAGCAAAAAAGCTGTTTCACAAACTGGCTATCATCCATCACCCGGACAAGGGAGGGAGGAAAGAAGATTTTCAGGAGTTGCTAAACTATTTCCACGCATTCAGACCGGAAACAGAGCATGAAAAATTTAAAGGTGAGTATGACCAGTGGGATGGTGTAGCCTATGCTGAAATCATTTTCCAACTCATTAAAATTCCGGGAATTGAAATAGTTGTTTGCGGCTCCTTCATCTGGTTAGAGGGTAACACCAAACCAGTAAAAGAGCAGATAAAAGCTATTGACACTGGCGAGGAAATGAAACGGGGCTTTTCGCCTAAAAAAGGACAGTGGTATTTCTCACCTAGAAAATACCGCAGAAGGTCCAAGAAAACCCACAGCTACGAAGAGATTAAAGGTATGTTCGGAGCAGAAAAAGTTAATCGAAGTGGTGACGAAGATAGCCCCAAAGGAATCAATCAAGGTCGTTTCAAATTGGCCGTTTAGCACAATCCGGGGAGGCGATCAAGTCTCCCCTTTTTTCACAAATCAATCAAACGAATATAACACAGACAAACATGGAATATTTAACCAAATCAACATTAAAAAAAGAACGTGGTGGCTGGCAAGCTGAAACTCATGTCAACCATTTAGGAAGGGATTGGAAAGTAACGACTTGGAAAAGTTCAAGAGGGATTAAATGCTATGCGCAAGCTGGAACCTTAGATACTTCGAGTCCCGGTTTTACAAGTTTTAATTATGTGCTTATGAGTAGTGACGACCCCAGTATAACCCTTGCCACTGACAATTGCAGAGCAACGGAAAAATCAATAAGGCAACTGCATACAATAGGCTTGGAATCTTTCAGTCGTATGAGCGACTTAAAAGAGGCTTTAGGCTCATAGCGTTCGGCCTTCGGGCCGGGGTAGTACAATCACTAATAAACGACAAATTATGAGTAGTTACGAAGAAAGAAAACAGGCCAGAATAGACCGATACAAGGACTTGGCCGCGAAGAAAAAAAGAGAATCAGAGGAAGCGTATAAGGCATCAAAAAGTATGGTTGAACACATACCTATGGGTCAGCCAATTCTAGTTGGTCATCACTCCGAAAAAGGCCATAGGAATCTGCTAGACAGGTCTTGGAACAAAATGGGGCAATCCGTTAAGTTGGGCGAAACGTCAGACTACTATGCTGACAAGGCTAAGGCTGCTGAAAGCAATACAGCTATCAGTTCTGACGATCCAGATGCACTAACAAAATTGCGGGATAAGTTGACCGACTTGGAAGAGACGCAGGAGAAAATGAAAGCTGCAAACAAAGTTGTTAAAAGCAAGAAACTATCGGAAGTTGAAAAGGTTGACGGACTGAAAGCACAGGGATACACTGAAAAAGAAGTACTTAAAATTCTTGAACCTGATTTTGGTGGAAGGGTGGGTTTTCCTTCCTATCTGTTAACGAATAACAACGGGAACATGCGAAGAATAAAGCAACGCATCACTGAATTTGAAAACAAGGAAGGCGATGAAACAACGGAACGCACTGTACATGGTGTCAATATAGTTGACAGCATTGAAGATAACAGACTGCAACTGTTTTTTCCTGGAAAGCCAGAATTTGATGTTAGGAAGGACTTGAAACGGAATGGCTATCGGTGGTCACCTTCAAATGGTTGTTGGCAAAAATACCGTTCAAAATGGGCGGTGCAAGAGGCCATTGAACTAGTGGAAAAGCTTTGCTCATAAGAGGTCAAAAATTTCAACTTTAGAACACCACAGGGGGCATTCATTGCCCCCTTTTTTTGTCCAACACACCTAATAAACGACAAAAACATGAAACTATCCAAACCTCAAATTCGAGCGCATGAGCAGGCTTGCCGATTGCTTGAAAAGGACAAATTGAGTTATGACGATAAGCTGTTTGTTATCGACAACTGGCAAGAATCAGCAAACCATGTTAATTCCAGTATGGGAGCCTTTTTTACACCCTACGATCTGGCGCGGGAAATTAACCTAGCGATACGATACGAACATAATTGATTTGTGCGCGGGAATTGGAACACTGGCTTTTACAATATCAAATCAACATGACTATTGGAGGGATAATCCAAATGCTCAAATCACTTGTGTCGAAATTAACCCGGATTATGTGGAGGTAGGAAAGAAAATTCTACCAGAGGCAAATTGGGTGTTGGGTTCGGTATTGGATGAGAAACTAATATCCAGCCTTGGCAAATTTGACCAGAGCATATCTAACCCCCCTTTTGGAAGGGTGCAAACTGATAGCACTAGTTGGCTGAATTATAGGGGACCAGAGTTTGAGTTTAAGGTAATTGAAGTGGCTTCGAAAATTTCACGGGACGGTGCGTTTATCCTTCCACAAGTTTCTTGTCCGTTTGAATTGTCAGGACAGCCACACTTTATCTGTAAACGTCATAATGGTAGCTTATCTAGTAAACTAATTTCCTTCGAGCGCGATACTGGAATTACGTTAGGCCACAACATTGGGATTGATACCTCATGTTACCGAGACCAATGGCGAGGGGTGAACATTACTACTGAAATCGTAGAGGTTGAATTTGACTACCAAGACGAGCCAAAAGAAGAAATCACCGTTACTGGAAATCCGCAGACGGAACAGATGCAATTATCATTCTAAATCAATACTCCTATGAAAACAGAAGATTTAAGCAAATACGCAGCCGAAGATGTTACTCCAACATGGGCCGATACATTGAGATTATATAGACGCTTATACCCCAGCTTAGACACTATTGGTCGTAAAAAAATGGACGACCAGTTGGACCACATGGCCAGGGTAGCAGATGCCAACGTTGCCCATAGAAAAGGGCAGCAACCAGCAAATCAATTAGTTGATTTTTTGAACCTCCAAATATTCGTAGAAAATGACCTAAGTGGGTCTCAACCTTGTGTAGGTGGAATGGAGGAAATCATTCAATCTGCTTGTTCAAAGGTTGGAATCGACTTCATCGAAACTGACGAAGAAAAGGGGGGTGTTCATTATCGAATGCTCCGACAAGCAAACCGAATTGAAATATCATTTGAACGAAGATGAGGAAGTTGTTGGTATCACTATCAGTTAGCAACCTCCCGTAAACCTCGAATAAACGACATTATGAAAATCGAATTTACACCATTATCCGAAGGCGCGACATGGGACCAGCTAGAGTATCACCCAGTTCAAGAAGTAGCCCCCGATGTAATAGAACAATGCACCGACAACGAAGAACCTGATTTTTGGTCTGTCTATGCCCACCTTGAATGGGGCGGGTTAGAATGTATTGCTGACCTAGAAACGGAAGCTGACTGCATTTCATTTATCGCCCTTGTCGATAGCTTATTTCGAAATGACACCAATATGGTATGGGTAGTAACAGACCCAAGCTGCAATCAAATGTTTAAAAAAATTGCAGACAATATATTTTTATTTAAAGAGGATAGGGTTGTAAATCCTGAAACAAACGAGACAGAAGTATATGAATCTGAAATACAATTGAGCGAATACACTGATGAAGAAATGTTTAAGTGCGTAGAGCCATTTGGGTATTCTTATAATGAAATGTGTAATTGGATTGATGAAGGAGAAAATTATGAAATAATAGCAGAGTGCATTTTTGAAATGGAAATATAATTAATGCTATCAACATCAATTAACAACCTCATGTAAACCCAACAAATAAACGACACAATTATGCCAACAACAGAAGATTTGAGCAAATACGCAGCCGAAGATGTTACTCCATCATGGGCCGATACATTGAGATTATATAGAAGAATGTACCCCAGTTTGAACGCAGAGGGGCGCGGGATAATGGACGGCCAATTGGACAATATGGCAAAGTTGGCTGATGCTCATGTTGCCTATACAAAAGGGCAGCAACCGGCAAACCAACTAGTTGATTTTTTGAACCTCCAAATATTCGTAGAAAATGACCTAAGTGGGTGTCAACCTCATGTTGATGGAATTGAGGAAATCATCCAATCTGCTTGTACAAAGGTAGGAATCGACTTCATCGAAACTGACGAAGAAAAGGGGGTGTTCATTATTGAATGCTCCGACAGGCAAACCGAATTGAAATATCACTTGAACGAAGATGAGGAAGTAGTTGATATCACCATCCTTTAGCAACCTCACGAAAACTTCTAATAAACGACACCATGACTATTGAACCAATTACAGATTTTGTAAGCCCAACTCAAAGTATTTATTCCACGGACACGGACATATCGCTGTACTATGAGATTCGAGACGATAACAAATGTTATTGTTCTGGAAGTATGGATTACGTCCAGCTCATTTGGGCCTTGATGACCCAAAGCATCGATGATTTGTTAGGGGAATACAAAACCTATACTCGTGAAGAATTGGAGCAAAAAAAAGCGAGGAGTTTGCCCATTCTTTTTGCCAAAGGTGATTTACGGTTAGTTGAAGTCCACGCCTTTCTTCCAGAAGCTTTGTGGTAGCAATCTGCAATATTTAAAGAACGCGACACCGAACCAGAGGGGGGCTTTATAGCTCCCCTTTTCTGTTGCCCAAAATCTTATCAAAACTTACGAAAATGAAATATACAATTGTACTATCAGTTGAAGGTGATGTGCTGCAAATCAACGGCACATCGGTTAACATACGGGCCGAAAATGGCATCGTTTCCATTGAGAATTATTCTACTGGATTGGGACATTCATGCCATCCAAATATTGACAAATCGGGAAACGTCAAAGGAATGATTGAAAGGGGTTATTGGAGTAGGGATGATCATGTTATTCTTTCAGGTCAATTCCGGTACAACAAGACTAGAACTGTCATATCCGATCATTTGGATATGCTCGCACTTCACCTTGAAAATGGTTACAACCTCAACCTTGATAAACTCAGAGATAATCCCGGTATGACCTCCACAGTCGAAATGGATGAAAACCAAATTCTACTCCAAACCTTTAACACCTGAAACCATGAAATCAGTATTAACAAAGACCTATGATAATGTGCTGTTAAACGGAGATTCTGCCACCTATGATTTGTGGACCGGGACAGGAGATCTCAGTACTGGAGAGGGACGAGTTGCAAAGACTAGTCTTGATGGTGGAGAGATTGGTGGATACATTGGCCTGTGGTGGGAGTATTCGGAGGAAACTGGCAAACCAACGGTAACTGACTATGATGGAGCCTATCAGCTTTCACCACCGACAGTTCAGTTTATTCGGGATGCCGGACTCGTGCTAACCGATGAGTTCATTTAAACTAAGCCAGGTTAATATCAACAACGCTAATAAACGACACGATTATGAATTACAAACAAGTATTGAAAGAAGGTGAATGGTTCGACCCCGAAACTTCCAGAATAACAAAAATTGAGATACTGGATTATGTAAAAATGCGGGAAAAGGGGCTGCCCACTAATGTAGCCTGGGATGCAATTAAACATTGCAAGGTGACTACAACGGGTACAACTTTCTGGCAACTATCAGAAAGCTATCTGAACAGCATTGAACGCCCTATAGGTCTATTTCAGCCTCCAGCGGATTTTGCACGATGGATACTGACAGAATTGAACATGATATTGCTTGTTCGAGACTTTTTAAACACCTACTACGGGAGTCGGTGGTACGACCTTATACCGGAAAATGAAATAACTGAGGGTATCCATACCGGGGTCCATGAATTAGGGGGCAACTCAGATGCCAGTATAGTAGTTCGTTTTTGTTCGCCAAGTGTAAAGGGGGGCAAGGTCTTAGTACTTTGGAAGTATCAGGAAACAAAGGAAGAGGTGATAAACTAATCCAATTAACAATTAATAAGATGGAAACAATAGAACAAAAAATCGGCAAGGTTTTTAAAAATGGACAGAGCGTGTTGTTTTTGGAACGAGACAATGGCCTGCACAATGCGGTAGGAAATTTTGAAACAATCCTTCTGGAGCAGCAAGTAAAATACAATGCGCTATTCCGAATTGACAAACTGCCAATGGAATACATTATCGAACAACTTGAATTCTTCGAAATCATCGTGTTTCAAACAGGCTGGGATTCTGACATCTCGGAAAATCTGGAAAAACTGCTTTATTCCAAGAAGTTCGAGAGACCGAAGATAATTGTTGAATGTTTTAGTAGCAGGCCCACCTGGGATCAACAACAACCAGTGGATCATGAGTTTTATGTCTTTCGAGATTGGAGCGATGAAGATAGGTCTGTAGATAGGTCTGAGTGGGGCTTTAAGCAGCTAACCAAGGAAAGGTTAGTCTGGTAATCCTTCTGAGCCTTCCCATTTATCCTGAGCGGTCCAGAAGTCAATCAAATAAAAACTAAGTCAAAATGAAAACAATTAAGGAACTAAGAACAGATTATGTCGATGAAGATAATCTTCGGCACCTCGATGCCTACTTTACCAAGAATGATAACGAAAATGGAAAGACGGTGGCTGTTGTCGATCAGGACAGTGGCAAGGTCATATTTTTTGATAATGCGTTTGTAAATGAACCTTTGGTAATAGAAAATCTTGAGGCCATAAAATTGGCTCTTGCTCAAAAGGTAATAGGAGCCACAATTGAATACAACTGGTGGAACAACGACCTGTACATGCCCACCGAGGACAACATGGAAATGTTGCATACTAATGGGCAATCGAGAATCAGGAATATGATAATGCAGGGGGTTCGAGAGGGGGAGCTGCACGAGGATGTTCAGAAAGGAAAGGAAAGCATCCAATTCTTTGGGTGGTGGTCAGTAAAATATACAGGTAAGCCAAACAGTCAAACCGAAAAACCATGAACAAAGAAATCATTGATTACCGAGGACATAAAATTCACATCATCCGGGATGATGACCCGCAGAATCCGAGAAAAGAATTTGACGGGTGCATTGGTAAAATGGTATGCTATCATAGCAAGTACCGATTAGGAGATGAGCACAACTGGAGCGATGAACAGGAATTTCTTGACTTTATTCGGTTAGCGATTAAGAATAATAAGGTTGTTGCTCTCAACCTCTACTTATACGATCATGGTAGTATTTCCATAAGCTCACAGCGGTTTAATTGCAATAGGGACCGACTCAATGTAGGGATAATTTACACTGATTTGGAAACTATACAGCAGGCCGGGCATGATTGGAAAAGGTGGACCAAAATTAGGCTGCAACAAGCTCAACAATGGCTCTTACAAGAGGTGGAAGTTTATGATGAGTATTTGGTAGGGAATGTCTATGGCTACGGAATCACCGCGCCTGACGGTAAAGAACTTCACCATTGTTGGGGTTACTATGGTTCAGACCATGAGGAAAATGGAATATTGTCAGAAGCAAGACACCTGATTGACTATGCAGTAGAAGAAGCAAACAAACAACGATTTAAGCAAATCAAACGTCTTATCCGAAGTAGAGTACCCTACCAGTATCGAGCCGAACAGCTCACCGCGTCAGTGGCGTAAATCACCCCTCCTTACTTAACACCAACCCGCTTCTGGAAATTCTCAGCGGAGGACTTCAATTGTCCCTCCTGGATAGGTTATGTCCAAACGCGGCTTATGGAGAATCTTGCTGACCAAACTAATGTTAATCAATTCCAATTATTCACTAATAAACGACACAATGAAATACTCTAATGCAGAAGTTGGAATGCCAGTATACGCTAAGTACAAAGGCGCGGTATTCAATGGAGAGATTACCCGATTAATCCCCAATTCAAGAACCAAGATTTTGGTTAGGGACACCGAACGGGGGCCGGGATGGAAAGACCGCACCAGCACCTATAATGGGTGCAAAATAAAAAGTGGCTGGTATCTAGGACGAAACTACTGTTTCGGATATGAATACGAGCTGCATGTTAAGGATGTTGAACTTTTAAAAACCGAGTAAGATGGCAGATACATTTTGGCATACCATTCACCTTGTCAACACTGAGGATGGTGAGCATGACATAGAAATATTGGCCGCGCTGATGGATTATTCCGAGGACGTAGCGGATTTCATCGGAACCGATGGACAAACCACTCAGTTATCGAGTTGGGATTATGAACAACAGGAAATGACAGAGTTTTCTAAAAGATACCCTAAAGTATTGTTTGAGGTAGTTATTGATGGTGGCACAGGGGAAAGCGATTCATTAAACTACTACCAAAATGGAGAATACCAGTCTGCGAGAGAAATTCGACTATTTGCGCCTTTTCGTCCCGGAAGCCCCTACGAGCCTAACTTTTCCAACAACCTATTTGATGCCATTGAGCCAGGTATGTGCGGAACCTCCCAGGTTGAAGCATTACCAAAGCTGATTGAAAGCTGTCACAGCTCCATACAAACAATCGAGGGGTTGGTTGAAAATATTGGTCGCAATGCAAAGGAAGCGAAAGCGGGTATTGAAATGATACGAGAGCTAAAAAGGACTCTTTTGATGGTTGAACCTCGTAAGTTAAATGCTGATGACCAAAGCAGATAGTTGTAAAATAAATGGTGGCTAGAATCTGTGGCGAAGCTATCGCTTCGGCCATGAATACTAGCTGCATGTTGAAGTTGTTAAATTATAATTTAAAACTAGAGAGTATGAATAGTAAAACTAATAGGTGGAGCCGTATTGATTTTCACTTTACTAAAGATTTCGATCAAGTTTTGGCAATCTACAGGAAAATTGCAGCCATTCCCAAGGGGGTGATTGAACAAACTGAACCTGATGGAATAACTAAATACTATATGATTTGGGACGCAGAGAAAGAAGAAATGAAGAAGTTTTCGAAGCTCTACCCTGATGTATTGATGGAAGTCACCTTTGATGAAGGTTCATGTAATTATAAAAACTACTACATGAATGGTGAGTACCAATCCGCTCAAGAGATTAGAATGTTTGCTCCATTCCGATCTGGTAATCCCTACGAAATCAATTTGCCGGAAAATATTTTTGAAATCTTGGAGCAGTATAGCGGTATTTTGGAGCAGCCTCATTTGCTTTCGCGCATGGTCCTGTCTTGCAAAAATGCACTTGCTGATTTGCAGGGCATAATGCCTGAATACGAGCCAAGCGGTGAGCGACTGCATCCTGCCTGGGAAACGATTAAGGAACTAGAAAATATCTTACAGCAAGTGAATCCTAAACAAAATCAATCACATTAA